ATGCACCAAATGCCAAATGTGGCAACCCGCCATCTCCACCACGTCCAACAACAGCACCTTTAATAGTCAGATTTACCACCAGATCAGGTGGGAACTCACCAGTATCAATGGCGGGTAGTTCAGTCGCTGCAGGGGCAATAAATTCCTGTTTCGGCGGACTGGAGTTGTAGTCGAATTTATAGACAAATCTGGTTTCCGGTCGATAAGAACTCGAACTAGAAACTAGTGCACCAGATTCAACTACAAAACTGATTTCGCCAGTCGTTGGCAAATCCCCTCTTTGCATCTGATATAAACGCGCCAGATTAATATCCAGCTGGTCATATCGAATGTAAATTGGAGAATCATCAACCGGCACGTCAATAAAGTCTTTATCGTTGAGGTAATAGCGCTCATCGTAATTAATTGCTGTAATAGTATTAGAGAACTGGTCAACCGGTTCTCTTTTTGCAACCAGATAAGGCAATGAACCTTTAGTATCATCATTAACTACTGTATAGATGGTATTTACAAAATCATCAGGACTTAGCTTTAAGGCCCCGTTCGGCAACCGCCCTAAAACCACCTTATTTTTGGCTGAACCCGGTGTAACAGGAATCAGGTCCACTGTGCCATCCGCCATTTGCAGATAAATCACATAGCTCTTGCCTGCAATGAAATCTACATCATGGCTTAAGGTGAGGACTAAACCTTCTTGCTGTACCACCTCACCGCTTTGATGAATACCATTGCGATAATCCGCTACAGCAATCCGGTCACGTAAAACCAGTAATTCTGATTCTGGTGCCGCATCAAAGGTAATGGATTTGCGCTGGAAGCGCATCTTGTTCCAAATCCGGTATGCATTGAAATGCGCTTGCCACTTGTTTCGTACACCAACAGATTTCACCTCTTTTGGGTTTTTGGCTCCTTTATCCGGTAAATAGATATTGATACGGCTATCGTCGGTCGGATCCGTGTATTCATAGATCAGTCCGTCGTAGTCATCCATCACGCCAAAGGTCAGGTCATGCTTGTAACTATCCGGAATGATATTCCTGAAGTTAAACAGCATTACCGAGTTATCAGTTGGCCGTTCAAAATAAAGCTTGAGCTTATTGTTTTGCCGATATGCAGTACAAAACACCGCATCACAAAGATTGGTAACCAGCTCTTCAAAAGATAGATTCGTATCATCAATGGTAGTACAGAACTCAGCCGCTAGCGGCGTACCAAAATAATCAACTACATCATTATAGGTCCGATAGATGTTTTCAAGATCAATCTCATCGATCGAACGGCGGCCAATCTTGTCATCGAGTGCCATAGATACCAAAGCATCAGCAAAGCTAGACGTTGGATATAGCTCTGTTGTCATTGCCCCGTTTTTATAAGTCGGCAACATTCGCTGAAGATCAAAATTGATCTTGCGGGACTTAACAGATAAAGCTCCAGTGGTTGCATAAGTACGCGCACGAAAAACCGTTTCATGTTCATACACTGTGCTTTGTAAAGGATAAGCACCGTAAAGCGCCTGCCACTTTACTTCATCAACAACTGTTGTGACTGTCGGAGTCGGAGTTAAACGGCGTGCACGGACACTACAACGCCCCTGAAACGTGACCATATCAAGTGTTGCACCAACGGTCTGACGTGACTTTGCCGAACCTTTCAAAATGATCTGCTTCAGCATCGGATTACCAATCGCTGCACCAGATTCATTTACCGGTGTTACTTCAACTTCAATCGTGACATTAACAGCGGCCTGATACCCACCTGAAGAAACGGTATAAAGTCCATTGGTGGCCACAAAATTACACAGCACCCGGCTACGTTCAACATTGTCCAGAATGAATGGACCAATCCATTTTTCACCTATTGAACTGATCTTTGGTGACAAAGCTGCAGTTTGTTGGTTATTTAACTCTTTAAGCTTTAACCAGTTAGCATTAACGGCCGCCGGATTTGATAACGTCATACGGTCATCAGCTACCGATAGAACGCTATAAGTACCATTTAAATCAAAAGTCTGGCCATTAAACGTGAATGAGGCATTGGTGATTTCTACGCGGTCATTACTTACAAACTTAGTGGTTAAATCTGTGTTGTTTGCCGTTGCCCGAAGAATCTCGTTTGGATATGCAAAATGAAGGTAGTTCGTACCTTCTAAAGATTGTGTATCAGCAGGACGTAAAACTTGGCCATTAACAGAAGTTTGATGCTGAACCGTTAGTGGCGGCGTGGTAATTTCGGTACCAAGCGAGAAATATGGCTCACCTGAAACAATATCTACACCTGGTCGAAAGACTTCTACCGATGCGCCAGCAATATCGACAATATTGGTTTCACCGTCATAAGCTCCATTGATTTTATAGTGTCCACGCCCAATACAGCCCACTACATGCTCAACTTCAACGTTGTTTTCATATACCTTGTAAGGTACTGCGATTAGGTCGGGAGTATTCCACCCAGCTCCATAGTTATCAGCAATACGACCATTCACCCGGATCTTGTTTTCCCGGTTAGAAAGTTCATTGTTTGCTGAAGAAGACTGGTTAGTATTTTGAGTCGTTTGTGCTATTGATGGCGTTGGCATTAAAAATGCGATCGCAATACTAATCACAATCGAAACAATAGCCGCGACCCATTTAGGGTTCTCAACTACGATAAAAGTGCCCGGTAAGAAATCAAGCTGCTTTAAGTCATATGCATTCTTTGGTGTGACTTCATTCGCAAATGAAATTTCGGCATGATCCATATTGCTTGTAGTATGAAAGATACGGACATGCTCAGGCATATGTTCATATTTTGAAGTGAGCCATTGCCCAATGGTTTGAGCCTGCTCAATTGTCTTTTCTTCAGACAAAGCGTCTTTTTTATAAATAACTTTAATCATAATAACTGACCCGATTAAACCCCATTTCCATCACAACCTCTTCAGGCAAATAAGTGACTCCGCTTTCCATGAGGTGAAGAATCTTTTGCCCACGAAAAAGCCCCACATGCGGGGGCTTATTTCTTTGTCTCGGATGGAAGGCGACTATGCAGCCTTCCTTGGGCATGGGTAGCGGATTTAAAAGTTTTAACCGTGAAGATAAAAAAGTAATTTTGCCCTTAGGCTGCATAAAGAGTTCAAGCGCTTCAGCCCGATCTATGCCATATAGGTCCATTGCAGCTTCATGAACAAAGTGAACACAGTTGTAGTGATCCTCGTCATATTGCCTATCGAGCAAATGATCATGACTTTTCATATAGCCCCCTTCAAACCACTAAAGCGATCCAGTGCAAAAATGTCCCCAGTTTTAGTGGTATTTAATCGTGGTGATTCAGCCTTGAATGTCACAGCTTTATGGTTCATGGCGACACTTGAGAGTTGCAGTCCAAGTAAATAAAACATTGGAGAGTTCAGATTGTCTGAACTGTAAATCCGGTAATTTACGGTTGGCTTTACATCTGGATATTGCCCTTCGATTACCCGTTCAAACTCATCAGGCATCACATCACCTAGACCAGAGATAGAAACGGTTAATGTCTGGTCCAGATCACCAAGCATTCCGGATCTTTGTATAGAGACTGGCAAGAACTCATAATAGACCTGACCGGATCCTTCCTTATGTTGTACATAGACACCTCGGTCATCATTACGGACTACCCGATAAGTATTCATAAAAGAAGGATGTGATAGCTCAATACACTCCAGTTGATAGACATCAACTTTCCGATTGAAAAAGAACTTGGCATATTCGTTATCCATTAGACCTCCCAATCTTTAATTAATGCTATATCGGCATTCAGGTTAGGCTGGTTTTGAACAACTTCGAGCTGCGCGTTCACACGATATAAGTTGCCGTTGACTTCATTGGTCTTGAACGAGTTTGGAATGAAATTGCATAGATATTGCTGACGTGTTCCCTGATCAATCACCAAATCCGCATAAAATGAGGCTGGTTTGTTCTGGTAGACCCGCCAGAAAGCCATCATTTTATTGAAATCGGTTTTACTTAAGTTCCAGTTCACATCAACAATGTGGCTGTTACGTTTCACATCGATGTAATAGCGACCACGACCGCCATCCATCTGCTGACGTTTCACATCATCACCCGGTGTTACGCCATAGCCGCTGGTCTGAGGATTTAGCTTTAACTTGTACATAACTTTCCTTCAGGTAATAAAAAACCACCCCGAAAGGTGGTTTGATGAAATAAGGTTTAGATATTTAAATTAATTACAAAAACGATTTAACATTAAGAAATCGATTTAATAATAGTTTCTTTACCATCTTCAAAAATCTCTTTTACTACAAACTTGCAGTAGGCTTCATCTTGAGATGGTTCAGTCAGTAAAGCTGGATTCACAAAATCTTTGATCTGTTTTAAACGGATCAATTCATAATTTCCATTTCTTTCCAACTGATAGTCCATTTTTACATCACAACTATACATAGTAGTTGACCCAATAACAGAAGTAAGCCTGAAAGTTAACTTCTTATTTGCGGGTACTTTAAACTCAAAAAACTCTTCACCATTATTTAAACTGATTGTGGGTTTAGGCATATTTAATTTTTTGGGCTCATGCATAGAGCCATACTTTGTTAAATTATTTGAAATCTGCTTAGTTATTAGGTTTTTTGAAATTTTTTCACCCTCATTATTTTGATAAGTAATATAGAACTGCACCATGGGAATATTACTTCTATAAACCCTTAAATTTGCAGTATTTCCCGAAACATCATCCTGATACATATTTGTGGATCTTACGAGATTATTTACCGCAGGAATGGCACATCCCGTAAGGCCTAAAAGTGTTGTAGAAATTACAATTATTTTTTTCATGTCTTAACCATCAATTTTAATGCCAACAGACTCTATCACCTTGAAATTTAAATATTATGAAAATGAACCCTCCGAAAAGGGTTCAAATTATTAAGTACGATTTCTTCTCGCTGTCGTATTCTCAGTCAAAGACCGACTAATGGTTGAGTTTGGATTTGCGATTTGATCACTTACAAGCTTAGGTACCGTTCTTGGAAGCTGCTTATCCAGTTCATCTTTAACAATGATCCGGACTGTTTGCTCATCCAGTTGTTCAGCTTCAACTGTCGCCCCACTCACCTGATTAATCACTTCAATTTTGAAATTGATTGTCGGTGAAGCTGGCTCAATTGAAGGCATCATCTCAGCTTGAGGGCGTGAAGTACTTCCTAAAGTAAAGTCCTGAACATCATCCAGATTTGAACGATCCTGAACTAAACCATTGGATGAGAAGTAGACCTTGCCATCATGGAATAAGTCTAAATTTCCAGAAGAAGCTAATTTAGGTGTGTCTCTATTACCCTTATAGATAATCTGAGTATCTTGAACCGGTTGATTAAAGATGTCAGCCTGCTTTTGGCTTTCTATAAAGGCACTAGAGCTCATCATTGCACGGCGCATGACACTATCTGCCAAGGCATTGTTATTGAGAAAAGCTTCAGGGTTTGCACTCTTACGCATTTTCTCGACTAAGCCAACACCGCCCCAGCGTTTAATATCTTCTTGGGACCAGACCACCTCTCCTTTATGGACAATACCAGCAGGCTGATATTTCCCACCTGATCCAGTGTAACCACCGTCAGCAAAGCCTTGATCTTTAATTGCCCGGATGTTTGCAATGATGCTTGCACCTTGTGCAATAGCACTTGCAATTAATGGGATATTTGCTGGAAAACCAACACTAGCCGCCTTTGCAATACTTTGCTGAATAGAAATACCTGCAGCTGCAATGGCATAAGCTTTATCAGCAGCAAACATGATCTTGTATGCTTTTGATTGCTCGCCAAACATTGAACCAAACATCGATGTGAGTGAACCCATCATTTGGCCACCAAGAGCAATTTGAGCATTCAATCGATCTTGGTGATACTTATCTTCAATATCCTGAGCATTCTGAGCATATTCGGCAGCGATCTGATTGCGTTGGTCCTGAGCAGCTTGAATGATAGCTGTTTTCCGGTTTTCGAAGTCCTGTTGCTTGATGAGTCCTGCTTCCATGTGTGCATTTAGAACATCTAAACCATTTTTTTCATCAAGATCAGTAGCAGCAAATTGACTATCTGCTAAATCATTTGCAGCATTTAAACGGCTAAATCGTTCCTGATCCTGTCTGAAAAATTCTCCGGTACCATTCATATCCGCTTGGATACCACCCCAGTTTTGAACAGCATTATTCACTTTATCGCGTGTCTCTTTATCCTGATTGGCTTTAGATAATGCGATTAGCTTTTGCCGCTCTTCTATAGAAAGCTTGGTATTCTTAAGAATTTCCTCCCGTTCGAGTCTGTAACGTTCCTGCATGGCTTGCGTTTCAGAAAGCAGAGATAAACGGGCTTGAAACAACCGCTGTTCCTGAGCTAGTTTTAATAACCCTAACTCTTGCTGTTTTTGCTGTTCCAGCAATTCAACAGCTTGCTTCTGCTCAAACTTACTTAATTCAAGGTCATGAGCTGCATTGAACTTTTTACGGTTAAAGGACTCTTCTAGTAACTGTTCCTCGGTTTTCTGGAACTCCTTATAGTCTTCCAATTTCGTTCTAAGGGCTTGTTTGGCTATAGCAATATCATTATCTGCACGACGATTTATTTCCGCCTTTATTTCTGCAGTACGTTCCGGGCTAAAGTTTGCTTTATCAACATCCTCCAGTCTTGCCTTTCTATTATTGTTAATCCGTCCGACTTCACTAGCCACCTCATTTTCAAGTGACCGTTGCAAATCCTGTTGACGTTCAAGTTGAGATTGAATATCACCAGCTGCTTTATCACTTCCTTTACTTGCACCACCTTTCACCTTGCTCTGCATCTTGGGAGATTGATGTAGAAGCTTAAGAGACACTCCATCCTCAAAGATCACTTCACTGACATAACCACCTCCCTTGCTGTCATACCATGTCTTGATATCTTTCACAGCAACATTGGTCGTGATTGGTGTTCCTTCAGGCATTGAAAAATCAATACCTTTATGAAATGAAGAAGCCCCTTTAGTTGGGGCTTTTCGTGGACCATAATTAGAACTGATCTTGTAGGAAGTTAAAGGTTTTCCTCCCGCCTGTAATCGAGCCAGATGTTCATTAGAAACTTTCTGACCTGACAATGAGCCACCATATCGGACGTCAAGATGTGGACCAGTACCAATACCGGATTGACCGGAAATACCGACCAAGCGTTTAGTAAGTTTTGCTTGTTTTTCAATTTCCTGCGTCTGCTTTCTTTTAGCTTCAGTTAATTTATCTTCTCGCTCCTGTTGTTCTTCGATGATCTTGAGATTTCTAAGTGCGCTATCAATTTCATCTTTAGACAAAATTGCACTCATTCCTTTAGCTTTTTGCAGTTCTAAAATGGCATTAGCTTGAGCAACAGTGTAACCTTTATCAAGCCAACCTGATTTATAGATTGAATCAATAACGCTATCTTTTTGCTTGGCTTGATAATCTTGCAAAGCCTTAGTTGCCTTTTCTGCTTCAGTAGCAGTATTTCCTAAAGCATCCGCTTGTTTTTGATGCTGAATTGCCGCATTTTGTGCTTCATTACCTCCAAGTTTCACTTCAACTCTTAATAATTTAAGTTTCTCAGCTGATAAACTTGCTTTAGATGCATTGTCATCATACTGCGCA